CAGTTGAAGGGTGACGCCTACACCAAGATCGGCACCATCACACTGGTGGCCGGTGTCGATCAGGTGCTTCCATCGGATGGGCTCGCGCTCATCAACCTGTACCGCAACGTCGCGAGCGGCAAGGGCATCCAGCAGATGGGCTACGACGTCATGCTGGCCACCGACATGGACTTCGCCACGCGCACGCGCAAGGTCGATGTGGCCGAGTGGATATCGGACCAGCGCCAGCCGCAGCGTTTCATGGTGAATCCGCCCAACACGGGCGCTGGGGCTCTTACTGGCGTGTACAGCGCCACGCCGCCGGTGCTCACGTCCGCGAGCGATCTGATCCCGCTGCCCGACAGCTACGAGCCGGCGATCTACAACGGCATCCTGCACTTCGCCTACGCGAAGAATTCGCGCGAGCAGGACCTGCAGAAGTCCACCGCGGCGCTGCAAGCGATGATCGCGATGGTCACCGGCCGCACGGCAACCGTGAAGCAACTCGCGCCCGACCTGAAGAAGGCCGAGCAGGACCAGAGCTGACCATGGCCGACGTTTCAATCGACACCCTCATCACCGACGTGCGCAAGTTCGTCCTCAAGGCGCCCAAGCACACGATCATCGACGCGTACCGGCGCGCCGTGCGCGATTGGTGCGGGCAGACGCGCTGGCTGCGGCAGAACCAGCCCGGCACGCTTGAGGCCGACGTTCAGGTCTACGCGCTTGGGCCCGACCCTCTCATGGAGATCGTCGACGTGCCGGCGGCCTCGATCGATATCACGATCGCCGGGCGCACGCAGACGTTCGGCATGAAGCCATCGGACCCAACGACGTTCGATCCCAACGCCGCGGCGAGCCAGCCTTACACGTACGCCTACCTCCCCGAGGGATCGATCGCGTTCTACTACGTGCCCAAGCAGGCCTACGTGGTGAACCTCACGCTCGCGCTGCAGCCCACCGTGAACTGCGAGACGATTGATGACTCGATGCTGCGCAAGTGGTTCAAGGTGTTCGAGGCGGGCGCGCTCGCCTACCTGTTGATGCTGCCGGAAGCCTGGAAAGACGAGAAGCTTGCCGGCCTGAAGATGGCCGAGTTCGCAGCCGGCGTGAACAACGGCAAGACCGACGTGGTTCGCGGCTACCAGTCCGGGACCGTCATGGTGCGCAAGCGCGCGTGGATCGTCTGAGGAGCTGGTCATGCCGAGCAACTTCCCCCTGGCGCCACGCATCCCGGTCCCGGCTCCCAATCCGGAGTTCGACCGCGGCATCCAGTTTCAAGAAGACAACGTCGACGTCGGGCCGAAGAACCCGACGTTCGTGAGCTTCAATGGCTCGAACGTCGCCGCCACCTACGACCCGGACACCGACACCGTCAACGTCGACATCGCGTCCGGTGGCAGCGGTGGTGGTGGGGTGGCATCGATCGTGGGCGCCTCGGTCGCGAAACAGAATTCGCAGAGCACTGGCGCCACTGCGATCTTCGATGACGCCGCGTCGCCTCGCTTCAACGTCAACAACCGGATGGACACGTCGACCGGCGTGTACACGCTGCAATCTGGTGATGCTGGCGTGCATTCCGCGCGCGCGAGCGTGCGCGTGCAGAACAACGACAGCGAGAGTTCTCACACGGTCACGCTGCGCATCGTTCTCAACCGACTCGTCTCCAACCTCGCCGTGGGCCAGGACACGTTGGTAGAGATCACCTCGCTCAGTTCGAGGACCCTGCATCTCGATGCCGGCATGCTGGTCCTCGCTGATGGCGACACCCTGGAGGTGCGCAACATCAGCGAGGGCGGCTTCTCGGCGAACGTCACGGCCGAAGCTGGCGACGATGTGCACTTCACCGTCCAGCGCATCGGCGACACGCCGGCGTGATGCATGCGCGTCTCCCAGGACAACTTCAAGGGTGAGCTTCCCCGGATCGCTCCCCGCTCGCTGCCGGAGGGGTTTGCCGCCTCGGCGGTGAATTGCAGGCTGCTCTCCACGGACCTTGAGCCGTGGAAGAACTTCGCGCTCACCGAGCACCTGTGCAAGTCGGGCGTGATAAACACGATTTATCCGATGCACGACCCGGCCGATGCCGCCACGATTTTTTGGCTGCACTGGACGGACGACGAACTCGAAGGCGACGCAGTGCAGGTCGATGTGGCGTCGAGCACGCTCGCCGGCGACCAGACCGCGCGCATCTACTTCACCGGCACCGATGTGCCGCGGTGGACCAATAAGCAGCTCGCAACCACTGGCAGCGGGTGCTTCCCGATCGACTCTCGACCGCTTGGCGTGATCAATCCGGAGATCGCTCCCACGCTCGACACCTCGGTGGCAGCGAACCCGCCGATCGACATCACCGACAACTTCGACACGCCGGCATCGAACTGGACGTTCGTTCCTGAGGCGACCACCGCGCACGCGATCCGCAAGGCCGAGCAGCGCGCCACCGGCGGCAACCCTGGCGGCTGCATCGCGTTCACCGGCCAGGAGCAGGTAACTTCAGGCCTGGGTCCTGCCTACGCGTATCGCGATTGCCAGATCGGCAACTCGGCCACGGTGTCGATCGAGTTCGACTACAAGCTGGAGAATCCGCAGGGCCCGTCGGGCTGGACGAACTACGCGCCCTTCGCCATCTACGTGATGTGCGACTCCAACGGCAACGGCCCGCGCGTTGGCTGGGAGCCTACCGAGCCGGCTGGCACGTACCAGATCGCCCAGTACACGGGCTCGACCTGGGGCGGCGTCAACGCCGGCATCTCGGCGATCCCGGTTGGCGGCTTGCCGCCGAACGGGAGCTGGGTGCATGTCACCGTGACCGGCCAGAAGACGGCCAACAACCTGTACTCGATCCGCCTCCTGGTCGAGCTGGGATCCGGCTCGCCGCTTTTCGATCACACGTTCAGCAACGTGCCGATCCAGGGTGGATTCGTGGGCGGCGCCATTCCGTGGTCGCTCGACGAAGCGCAGGGCACGATCCGCTCCGCGATCGACAACTTTCACGTGCAGGGTTCGGCGCCGGCGGCAGACACCAGCGACGACGTCAGCGCGAGCTACGTGTACACGTTCGTGGCCGATAACGGCGACGGCACCTTCAGCGAGAGCGGCCCGAGCCCCGCGTCGGTCACGATCACGCGCGATGACGGCACCACGGTCACGGTCACCACGCCGACGACGACGCCCACCGGGCTCGACTACCACGTCACGCTCAAGCGTATCTACCGATCGATCAGCGGGTCGACTGGAACCGAGTTCTTCCTGCTCGACGAGATCCCGCTCTCGCAGGCCGACTACATCGACACGATCCCAGACGTGGTCGCCTCGCAAGGAGCGGTGCTGCCGTCGCGCGGCTGGGTGCCGCCGCCCTCGAACATGCGCGGCATCCTGGCGCTGCCGAACAACATCTATGCCGGGCACCACGACAACGTGCTCGACCTGTCGGTGCAGGGCCAGCCGCACGCGTACCCGCTCGCGTTTCGCCAAGCCACTGATCGCAAGATCGTGGGGATCGGCGCGATCGACACCTCGGTGGTGATCTGCACCGAAGGGTTCCCGTACATCGCGCTCGGCAACACGCCGGACGCGTACTCGATGCTGAAGATCGAGTTCCCGCAGTCGTGCGCGAGCGCGCGCTCGATCTGCTACCTGCGCGGCGTGGGCGTGCTCTACGCGTCCCCCGATGGCATGGTGTCGATCTCGGGCCCTGGCCAAGCCGAGCTGGTCACCGTTGGCGTGTTCACGCGCGAGGAGTGGCAGGCGCTCAACCCGAGCTCGATGATCTGCACGGCGCACGACAACCGCGTGTTCGTGCAGTGGAGCGGATCGGGCGACGAGGGCGCGTTCGTGTTGGAGACCACGCAAAACGGATTCGGCAAGGTGACGCTCGCGTTCCATGCCACCGCGATGCGAACGGATCTGGTGACCGACGGGCTCTACATGGTGCTCGATCAGAATGATCCGCCCATCTCTTCGTCAGGGGCGGTCGTGGCGGACGGGCGCACCATCTACCAGTTCGACGCTGCGGTCGGCTCTCCAACGGCCGACGCGAGATTGCCGTACCTCTATCTCTCGAAGCTCTATCTGCTGCGCAAGCCGACCACGTTTCGGTATATGCGGTTCGAGGCGGACGACTACAACGACATCCAGGTGCGCCTGATCGACACCGGCGTCGCGTGGTTCTCAACGACGATCACATCGACCGAGGAGGTGGTGGTCCCCGACGTGCCGAACAAGCGTGGCGCCGAGCAGTTCCAGTACGAGATCTCGGGGACGAGCCACGTGCGTTCGATCCAGGTCGTGGAGTCGGTTGATGAGCTGACCTGATGGCCACGACCAACTTCGTCGTCACGCTGGATGGCAAGCCCGCCATCGGCACGCCGAACTCGGCGGTGCGTGATGTGCAGCTGGCCATCAACAACATCCGCGAGCGGCTCAAGAAGATCGAGGCCGCTTACAACTCGCTCGCCGCTTTCGAGGCAGCGTCCGGTACTGGCTCCACAACCACGAGCCAGGACATCAGCGGCCTGCTCACCGATCTCGCCGCGATCGAGGCGCGCGTAACCGCGCTCGAAGGCGAAGTGCCGACCGACGTGTACGTGAACAGCGTGTTCGTCGCGACGCGGCATGCGCTCAACTTCATCGCCGGCGGCGGCCTGATCATCGTCGGCAGCGACGATGCGCTCAACAACCGGGTCAACATTCTCTTCGAGGCGCTGGTCGACCTGCAGATCATCGTGTCGCGCGGCGCGCTGGTGGTGAGCGGACGCCAGATCGACTTCACCCTTGGAAAGCAGCTCAGCCTCAATCGTGGGTCGATCCTGCTTTCCTCGCGCGCGGTGGACTTCGTCTTGTCGAGCAGCACGTTCCTCAATGTCGCGCGCGCCGCGCTCGTTGCGAGCGGTCG